CAGCGACGGCCCGAAGATGCACCCCCCGCTCCGGTGCTTACCGTGCCCGAGAACTGGCGCGAGCAGCTCGCCGAGGGCGTCACCAACTACCGCGCACGCGGCATGGTGGGGTCGGCCGAGATCCTCTCGCTGCCGAACGCGACCGACCTGCGCACCCTGGTCACGACCACGACCAACCCGCCGCAGAACGCGCGGCGACCCGGAATCTGGCTTGCTCCGCAAGCACCGCTGGTTGTAGCCGATCTCTTCGACCAGCAGGTCGCCACGTCGAACGTGATCGAGTGGGTCGTGGAGTCCGGCTTCACGAACGCCGCGACCGAGGTGGCGGAGGGTCAGGCCAAGCCTGAGGCCGCGATCACCTTCACGGTCACCAGCTCGACCCTGGCCACGATCGCGCACTGGATCCCCATCACTCGGCAGGCGGCCGAGGACGACTCCCAGCTCACGGGCTACCTCCAGGGTCGCCTGTCGTGGGGCGTCGAGAAGCGGATCGACACGCAGTGCCTCGTCGGCAATGGTACCGCGCCGAACATGCGCGGCATCCTCAACGTGTCGGGCATCCAGACCCAGGCCGTCTCGACGGACGGGATGCTGGTCGCGGTCCGCAAGGCGATCACCAAGCTCCAGATCGCCAACTACACGCCGTCCGGCGTGGTGATGCACCCGACCGACTGGGAGGGTATCGAGCTGACGCGCGACGCCACGACCGGTCAGTTCCTCTTCACCCGGGATCCGGCGTCGCTCAGCGCGCCTCGGGTCTGGGGTCTCCCGGTCGTGCCGACCACCTCGATCACTGTGGGCACCGCGCTCGTCGGCGCCTACCACGAAGGCGCCACGCTTTGGCGCAAGCCGGGCGTCCGCATCCTGATGTCGGACAGCCACGACGTGAACTTCACGAAGAACATCCTGGTCCTGCTCGCAGAGACCCGGTGCCAGCTGGCGGTCTACGCACCGCCTGCGTTCGTTAAGGTGTCGTAATGACCGGACCAATCTTCATGTGCGTCAAGTGCGCTAAGATGCCGGTGGCAGATCGACCCGCCAACACCGACGGCATCATCATGATCGACGGTAATCTCCTGTGCGTCACGCACCGGGACCTCCACCAGAACGCCGTCCAGAAGGGCGGTACGCCCGGAGGGGGCGGCAGCGGTGCCCGGTAAGAAGTACCGGTCACTCAAGCACCCCAGGGTGTACGAGGCCCTACGCGCCCAAGGCATGTCTAAGAAGAAGGCTGCACGAATCTCGAACGCGGCCTCAGCCAGGCACGGGCGCGGAAGGACCAAAAAGCGATGAGGAGACGTGATCAAATGTCCGAGCCCACACCTCCGGCCAACGGCAACAGCAACAGCAACCTGGTCTGCACGGCCTGCTACCTGCAGTCGTCCGGCGGCAAGATGTCCGAAGCCAAGGCCGTGTGCAAGGGCTTCAGCCTGTGCCTCGACCACCTCAACCAGGTGCACGACGCGCTCGACGACCTGCCGGACGTCCAGCCGCTGCCCAGCTGATGTGCGGCGAGGATCGCGCCCCGATCCCGCCGAAGAGATATCGGGGGCCAGAAGATGACGACACCAAACCCGAGCCCGGAGCCAGACCCGACGCTGACGCCGTACGCGACCCAGCAACAGGCGATGGATGCGGGGGCGACGGGGACCCCGGAGGAGATCGATGCAGCGCTCCTGTCCGCCCGCGTCGTTATCGACCGGTACACTAGGCACGTCTGGGCACCGACCCAGATTGCGTTCCGCGTGGTCACTGATGACACGGGGACCGCGCGCCTACCGATGCTCTGCTACGGCGTGGACACCGGGATCCTTGACGACGATGGTCACACCTGGATGCCTGACGGCTGGTGGATCATGGCCGGACAGGAGTGGGTCGTTGTCGCTGATGCTGGCACTCGTAACACTCCGGTGCCAATCGCGAGGGCCTGTGCTCGACTGGCTGCGGTCTATTCTCCCGAGCCGTTCACGGCGCAGGCCGACGCTGAGGGTAATCCGATCGGACGACCCCCCGCCACGACCGAGGCAGATCAGACCGACCCTGGGCCACCGCAAATCNGATCCGGGCAACCGGGGGACCGAACAACAGGAGACGCCGTAGTCGACGCCTGGCTAGAACCCTTCAAGATGAATCGAGTGATGGTGTCATGATCCGTGCGATGATGCTCGTGATCGGCCTACTACTAGCCGCGTTAGTGGGGGCGAGTTCGCCTGCCAATGCCGTTGGCTGCCCGACTGGTTGGGGTTCGCTGCCGAAGGCCAGCGCCTCGACCGCCATCTCGGGCGATCTGGTCGGAGTGAGGGCCGGGGTACAACCCTGCTTCGACCGGCTGGTCCTCGACATCCGGGGTCCGGTTCCCGGCTTCCGGGTCGAGTACAAGAGCGTCATCACCGANGATCCATCCGGACGCGTCCTAAATGTGCCAGGAGGCGCTCGGCTTTCCGTGGTTGTGTTCGCCCACGGAGAGGTGCGGCCTGCCCTGCCATCGGTGTCGGGATTCCCCGTGTTCCGCTCGGTGGTATGGGCAGGCTCCTTCGAAGGCGTGACCTCGCTGGGTCTCGGGGTGCGTGCGCGCCTCCCGTTCCGCGTGTTTACGCTCACTAACCCGACTCGGGTTGTCGTCGACGTAGCGAGGAGCTGGAACCCCTAATGGCCCGATTTACTGAGCGTCGCCAGGAGCGGCGCGAGGAGAAGACCACCCAGTCCGAGCCCGTGCAGGTGGACAGCGACGTGGACGTCGACGTCGAACACGACTCGCATGGGCACACTCACACCGACACCGACCGTGACGTGTCGGTGGAGCGTAGTACCGAGATCGATTGGACCATCGACACGGGCGGCGAGTCGCCGCATCCGACCCGCGTTTCGAGCGAGGGATACACGCTGCCCTGGCAGCAGCCCGAGTCCAGCTGATGCCCGCGCACATCGCGTGGGAGAACGAGGCCCAGTGGCGCGACGCGGTAGTACGAGCGTTGGATGACTGGGATTCCGGGCTGCGGGCGAACATGGGGCGGCTAGCCGAACTCGCCGAGCGCGAGGCCAAGGCACGNTGTCCGGTCGACACCGGACGGCTGCGAAACGGNGTGCAGACCGACCTGGATACCGGGGAGGCGCATTCCGACGTACAGATGGTTCTGTTCGATGATGTGCCGTATGCACCGTTTGTGGAGTTTGGCACGCGATTTATGCGGGCTCAGCCGTTCCTACGTCCGGGGTTGGCTGCGGCACAGGCGCATTACGAGAGAGAAATGATCCAGGGCTTGAGATGAAAGATGTGTTCGGGATCCTCCTNTTNGGTGGGATGATTCTGTACTGCATCTGGTACGCGAGATGGGGGCCGTATTAATGGCACCGAACGTGACACTAGCCGGGGCGATCAAGAGCGTGATCGAGTCGCTCGGCCTCGGCGTGTCCGCGTACCGCGACATGGCTCCACCCAAGGCGGTGTTGCCCTTCTGTGTGATCACCGAAGGGGTAGCCTGGAACGTGGTTCCGATGGGCGACACCGACGTAAGCAGTGAACTGACGATCCGTGAGCAGGTCCAGGTAGACATCTACCAGGGGCTGCGCGCGGCTGATGGTACTAGAACCGAGAACCCCGATCTGGAGGATCTCGTCTGCTTCGCTCTGCAGCAATCGAAGCTACCCACCTGGGTTAGCGTCGTCTATGGAGTGATGATCCTCACACGTTCGACCCAGACCGATCAAGCGCAGACCAATCTGCGCAGAACGATCGTCACGCTTCAAGTGGATCGGCTGCTGGACGCCCCAGCGGCACGTGAGAGGATCCGTAGATGACTACCACAGAAACCCCGGAGCAGCAGGTGGCTACCCCCCTAGCAAGCCAAGGCATCACCAAGGTCTACGCCGTGCAGCACGCACAGATCGCGGCCCTACTCACCGACACGGCCGGTGCAGCCGCCACCTTCGGCGAGTGGTTCGACGTCCCTGGCATCAAGTCGTTCGAGATCAGCGGCGACATGGAGACCAAGGAACTCCGTGGTGACAACCGGCTGATCGACTCGCAGTCGACCATCAAGAAGGTCACGGCGAAGTTCGAGCACGCGAAGCTCTCCCTGATGAACCTCCAGGTCATGCTCGGTGGCGCGGCTCCGGCCTCCGACACCCTGCCCTACGCGGGCATGGGGTGGCAGCTTCCGATCACCGCGTTCCCCCAGCCGTTCGGTATGCGGGTGGCTTCGGCGACCCAGGACGCGCCCGGTGGCGCGGTGCTGTTCAGCATGACTCGCTGCTCGCTGTCTAAGTTCCCCGAGATCGGCGCGGCCGAGGACGACTACAAGATCGTCAGCGCCGAGATCAACATCGTTCCGCCGGTCGGCACGAGTGACTGGTTGGGCATCACCATCGTGCCGACCTACACTCCGCCCGCTGCTTGGGCTCCCGACTCGTCCGCCTGATCGGACACGTGAGCTGGGTCGGAGCCCGACCCAACACGCCAGAGAGGGGAATACCCCCATGTCCGATCCCGGCCGACCCACTGCGGAGTTTGATTCCGCCGATCCCACGACTACCACCCCGACCGAGCACGGTTCGCCTACCACGTCGAACACGTCCGGCCAGTGGATCGCCGTGGGCGAGGAGAGATACGAACTCATCTACTCGATGCTCAGCCTGGAGAAAATCGAAAAGCAGTTCGGCTCTTTAGCCCAGATGCAGGACTCGATCACCGACGAGCGGGGCGAGGTCCGCATGGACCGCCCCATCATCGCGTTGCTGATCGATATCCTGCATGCTGGGCTTCTGCATGTCTTCCCCGACTCGCCCGAGGGTCGGCGCATGATCGCGTCGGGCATCGGCCCGCACCAGTTCGAAGACGTGATCAGCGCGTTCACTATCGCGTTTACCGACGCGTTCGGCGACATGGGATCCCGGGTGATGTCGGGGGAAGTTCTACGGCCCAATCGGGCCGACCGCCGAGCCGTAACAACGGTAAGCCTTCCCGCATCCCATGGGGCCAATGGTACTACCTCGCGACCGTCATCCTCCACCGGACGCAAAAAGAGTGGGAAGAAATGACCCCACGCCAGCTACTCATCCTGTCGCGCGAACACCGCATCGCCAGCGGACACCAGGCCCGGTCGCTCGACGAGCGAGCCGAGAGTCCGACCGAGGCAGGCACGGCGGCGTGGGCGATGGCACTCCAGACCAAGATCGCCCAGCAGGGCGGAAGGCCTAGGTAATAATGGCTTCGCTACCCGATCTCGTCGGTCGTCTCCGCTTGGACATGTCCGACCTGGACCGTGCTCGGGGTGAGGCATCGTCCCGAGGTGCGGCGATCGGTTCGGCATTGGGTAGCGCGGTCGGTTCCCTCGCGGGAGGCGCGCTCGCGGCTGCGGGAGCCAAGGTATCGGAGTTCGTCACCGGTTCGGTCGACGCGTTTGCCCGGCTGCAGGACTCCACCCAGGCCGCGAGCGTGGTGTTCGGCAATAGCTTCGGCACGGTGGAGAAGTTCGCCGCTGGAGCCGCTAGCTCGATCGGCATCAGCAAGTCCGCAGCGCTGGACGCATCGATTACGTTCGGTACGTTCGGCAAGGCGGCTGGTCTGGCGGGCGAACCGCTGGCTGGCTTCTCAAACGACATGGTCAAGCTCGCGGGCGACATGGCGTCCTTCCGGGGTACCTCGCCCGAGGAGGCTATCCAGGCCATCGGCGCGGCGTTCCGTGGCGAAACGGACCCGATCGAGAAGTACGGCGTCCTGATCAACCAGGCGACCGTTAAGCAGGAGGCTGAGCGGCTCGGGCTGATCAAGCACGGCGAGGAACTCACCAACCACGCTCGGATCATGGCGACCCAGTCGCTGATCTACAAGCAGACGGCCGACGCGCAGGGTGACTTCCAGCGCTCGGGCGACTCGGTGGCCAACACCCAGAAGCGGATCGCGGCCGAGACCGAGAATGCCCAGGCCCAGCTCGGGGAGAAGCTAGCCCCAGCCTACCTGGCCGTGCTGAACGTACTAAACCAGGTAATCACCGGGCTAACCGCATTCCTAACTGCCATGACGCCCGTGGTGCAGGCAGTTTGGGAGTGGCGCGACGCCATCGCGGCGGTCGGCGTAATCCTGGCCATCATGAGCGCGCGGATGATCGCGTTCAACGTGGCGGCGGCGGCCTACCTCGCGGTGCAGGGCGCGATCAGACTGGCGACTACGGCCTGGACCACCGTGCAGTGGCTGCTCAACGCTGCGCTCACGGCGAACCCCATTGGCCTGGTGGTAACCGCCATCGCCGCGCTGGTCGCGATCTTCGTGGTGGCCTACAACCACTCGGAGACGTTCCGCAACGCGGTGGATGGTCTGGGCCAGGCGTTCATGGCCTTGGTGTCGACGGCGATCCCCGCCATCCAGGAGTGGGCGACCAAGGTCGGTACGTCGTTCATGCAAGCCGTGACCGACGTAACCAACTTCGTGACCCGGATCGGTGCGATGCCGGGCGAGGTCGGTGCCGCGATCGCCGGGTTCGGCGAGATGCTGTGGAACAACATCATCGTGGCGGGCTGGCAACGGGTCACCACGTTCTTTACCCAGGACATACCGCGCTGGATCGGTGAGGTGGCCGCTGGGCTTACCGACTTCGGCAACCGGGCGTTGGCTGGAATCAACGCGGGCTGGGAGTGGATCAAGAATATCTGGTCCCAGGCCAACCAGTTCCTGATTTCTACGATTACGGGGTGGATCGGCGGCATCGTAGGCGGCCTGACCGACTTTGGCAACCGCGCGCTCGGCGGGATCCACCAGGGCTGGGAGTTCACCAAGACCACCTGGCAACAGGCCAACCAGTTCCTGCTCGACCGTACGTCCGCGTTCGTCACCGACACCGGCAACCGGCTGGCTAGCTTCGGCCAAATGCTCAAGGACAAGGTGGTTGCCGCGTGGGAGGCCCTGCCACCCGGCATCCGTGGACCTATCGAGGCCGTGGTCAACGCCGCGATTCAGATGGGCAAGGAC